GCCGGAGAGCCACGGACGGCTACGCGGCCAAGGCCGCACGGGAGTACGCACGATGCGATACTTGAGTGTGTGCAGCGGCATCGAGGCCGCGAGCGTGGCGTGGCATCATCTCAGATGGGAACCTGTTGGGTTCAGCGAGATTGAATTTTTTACTTCTGCTGTACTAGCCCACCACTACCCGACTGTTCCAAACTTTGGAGACATGAAAAATTATGAAAACTGGGAAATCAAAGAACAAGTTGACCTCCTCGTCGGTGGCACACCGTGCCAGTCCTTCTCTTTGGCAGGATTCAGAGGAGGACTCTCAGATCCCCGTGGTGGACTCATGCTCACCTATCTTGAGATCGCTAGGCGTTATCGCCCCAAGTGGATCGTCTGGGAAAATGTCTCCGGTGTCCTGTCAAGCAACGGAGGAAGGGATTTTGGTACCTTCCTCGGGGCGTTGGGAGACTTGGGGTATGGGTGGGCCTACCGGGTCTTGGACGCTCAGTGGGTCAGAACACACGGGCATCCCTTTGCCGTCCCGCAGCGACGGCGACGTGTCTTCGTTGTCGGATGTCTTGGAAACCCAACCAGTGCCGCAAAAGTTCTTTTTGAGTCCCAAAGCCTGCAAAGGCATTCTAGTCCGCGCAGAAAAGCGGGGGAAGATCCTACCAAAGATATTGCTAAGTGCCTTGCAGGAAGGCGCTGCGCTAGACTCAGAGAAGACGGAGACACCTACATCCCCGTCCCCTACGACTTGTTCAAGATCACAGAACCCCTGAACAAGCAGAGTCGTGGCTTTGGAGATCCTTGCCATACATTGGCGAGAGACAATGCTTCATTTGCTGCCATCGTGGATGTTCCTTGTTATGGTGGGAACGATCCTAGTTGCGCTGATACCGTGACCAGCAAGTGGGCAAAGGGATCTGGTGGTCCATCGGGTGATGAATGTGGTTTGTTTGTTTCTGTTCCAACATCACAGACAACAAGAGTCAGAAAACTTACTCCACGTGAATGTGAAAGGCTTCAGGGATTCCCCGACGATTATACTTTAATTCCTTGGCGTGGAAAGTCTGAATGCCCCGATGGTCATCGTTATCGGGCTCTTGGAAACAGCATGGCAGTCAACTGCATGGAATGGATTGGCGAGAGAATTATCGCCAACAATACTTGACTGAGCTGCGTATATGTGTATACTATAACAGTGTAATGGACCAACATCCCCCACAAATTTACTGGTTTGCTCTTTGTGTGTTTCTTCCTGTGATAACCATATTTGTGGGGGATTTAATCATCTACTTTATTGAAAAAAGGAATCGCTATGACTAAGAAGATTGCAAAGAAGAAGGTCGCCGTAAAGTCCATGCCGCAGCCCATGGTTCTCAAGTTGTTCCCTTCCAAGGGAGTATTGGGTGCAATGGTTGACATTGCCATGGTTGCCATTCTCATGTCGGGTGCCCTGATGATGGCTGTGTCAGCCATTCTGATGGCAGGAAAGATCACTATCACCGCAGGAAAGTAAAATGCTAGACTTTAATCTAATTCCGGACGAGGGCTCTGTTACCATTCATAACGATGAGTATCAGTGGGTCAAGCAAAAGGGTGGTTTTGGCATGTTTATCACCATTTTTGATTATGGTGACTACCACACTTCCTTGGAAGCAATGGTTTACTTCCCAAACCAAATGATCGACATCGACAATCCCGATGAGTGGGATGCAAGTGTTTCTGAAATTGACCATGACGGTGGCGATCATGATCGTCAAGGATACATCGACCAGTATGAATATTTCTTCGACTGGCTTGAAAAAGTTTACTCAACCGCAAACAAGTGATACACAATGAAAACTCTCACCAAAAAGCCTATTAAGTATCATTACATCCTCTACTACACCCGTGGAAATTATTTTCAGGTTTCCCGTGGACTGGAAAAGCGATATGGAAAGTTCATGCAGGGATCTGGTGTGGGTATGGACGGGTTTGATATTCACTTTTACTGCACTCCGCAGGACTACAAGCGTATAGTTGCATGTGCCCGTAGACGATACGGAAAGATTGCAAAGATCACTAGATACACCAAAAAAGAACTCTATGGGGACTGAGAACCACCTAAACCTTGAAGAACTTGAGAAGCAGTATCCTCTTTGCTTCAAGCACAAAGGGTGCTGTATGTATGGAGTTGAGATCCAGCCCGGTTGGAACAAGATTATTCATGTTCTTCTTGCAAGACTTGAAGATCATCTCACTCTCAATCCTGACAAGTTTATTAACTGTGAGTTCCCGTTCCGCATAGATCAGATCAAGGAGAAGTTTGGTACTCTGCGATTCTATGTGAGTGGTGAAGTTGATGAAACCATGTGGGATTGGATCAACTACGCAGAAGATCAGAGTGCCAATGTCTGTGAAGTTTGTGCAAAGCGCGGAGTCGTTCATGTCTCAAAGGGTGGCTTCTGGCTGAAGACTCTCTGCTCTGAGTGTGCAAAGGATGAATACATCCCCTACAACAGAAATATGATGCCATGAAGAAAATCAAGCCTGAAGATGTTGCAAGCGAACTGCGTTTACTTTCCAAGAACTGGTGTCTCAGTCCCGAAGTTATTAATATAATTTCTCACGGCTATGAAAGGATCTGTGAGTTGGAGCGTGAGCGCGACGAGGCAAGGAGAGAGGTGTGCAGGGATGAAGCGTATCGTCCTTCACCATCACCACCATGCACGGCAAATCAAGTTGCGAATCGGCGTGGTTGGGATTGCTTCAAGGAGGAATTCTTTGTTGGCGACGATGACCATGCAAAGATGGAAGCCGATTCAAATAATGAGTTGTTTCGTAAAGGACAAATTTAATGTGCAACGATGAAGAATTTTACACTGCTCCCGAACCAAAATACAAGAGACAAATGAAATGTCTTGATGAGGTTGAGTATTACAATCTCAAGGGAGAAATTCATAAAGTTAGAAACACACCTTATGTTTGGTGGGTTCGTGAAAAGATGTTCAGCAACTACATTGAAATTAATTTTGCTGTGACTGTTGAAGCATGCGAAGATTTGACTGCTGTGGATGGATGGCAAGTAATCGCAGATAAAATTATTGAAGACATCAAACTCGCTTACAAGAATAGAAAATAAAATGGCTATCGTACCTACATCTACAATCTATAATTCAAACGGCCAGACTTTCTCTCGCTCCGAGTATCAGGGAGCAATTTATCAGGAAGTCACTTTCACCGATAGGCTTGTGTTCGATACTCAATTTACGATCACAGAGCCCATCAACGAATCTATTTCAAACAATACGGTTTCAAATTATCCTGAAACTGCAAATAAATACTTCATGGGATCTTTTGACGGATTTTGGGTCCATAAAATCTTCAACGGTGGAAGGCTCGTAATGACCGTTCAGACGGTAGATCAGGATATGTTCATTCCTGTTGCCCATGACCGCATTGAGAGTGTTTGTATGCAGGCTTCTACCGAATTGAATGGAAGCGATTGTGAGCCTCCTGATGTTCCTGCACCCGGAGTCCTTGCAATGCTTGGGCTTGCAGCTCTCATTGCTAAAAGAAGTCGTTTAAATATATAACAATAAATTAAAATGAACCTTGATTTTCTTGATAATTACTGGAAACAAGAAAGAGTATTTTGCAACAAGCATTTTGATGCTCTTGACTCTGAATTGATGTCACGAATCAATTCTCCGGGCATTCCTCAAGACAAGATCAAGACAATGTACAAAGGGCAGAAGAAATGGGACATCCATTTCCCTGCCAAAAAGGTTGCCATTGAATACAAGACAATCGCAACAGAGCAACAGACACAGTTTGTTCTCAAACAACAGCCCAAGAGCCCATACAAAAATTTAAAGAGAAATATAGGCAATCGAATAGAAGAAGCCATGGGTTCTGCCATTGATGTAAAGCACTTTGATCCTGACTACAAGTTAGGATACATCATGGTCTTTACTCTGCAAAGAAGTCACAATTTATTGCTTCCAAAAAAATTGATAGACGATGTGACTTCAAAATTTGACAAGATGATAAAGAATGGGTTGTATGACTTCTTTTGTCCCATGATCACTTTTGGGATGGGAGATCATCTCCAACTTTCCCCCAAATATACTTTTGACAAATTTATCAATGATATAAATTTGATTCCGTCAAATAATAAAAAGTCATTAGATGACTTTTTTATTTGACATTCTGACTCCACACAATATACTATAGACATGAAACAGATTCTAAGCAAACTTATGATTCCCATGATGATCCTCCTTGCAATCAACTTGGTAGGTTTCTTGTTCCACAAGAACTATGAAGGTGCAGTTGTAGGAAGTGTTGTTGGGATGATCCTGGCTTTCCTTGCCCTTGAGATCAAGGCTAAGTACGAGTGAACTGGTCCCTTCGTCTAGTCGGTCTAGGACACGGCCCTTTCAAGGCCATAACAGGGGTTCGAATCCCCTAGGGATCATTTAAAATATGCTCTACATATTTGTAGATGCATTATAAGACAGTTTTTATTTCTGATCTACATCTTGCTTCTAAAAAAGCAAAAGCAAAAACAATTCTTTCTTTTTTAAAAGAAAATGAATTTCACGAAATATTTTTGGTAGGCGACATCATAGATATATGGAGATTTCGTCAAGCATTTTCAATGAATTTTGAAAAACAAAATTTGCATGTGGAAATAATTGAATGTTTTTTAAAATTGTCCCGCAAAGGAACAAAAATTCATTACGTATATGGAAACCATGATGAATTTTTATCAAAGTTCATTGACCATGAACTTTTTGGCAATATATTCCTACATGAAAGAATTGATTACGTTTCTTCAAATGGAAAAAAGTATTTGGTGATGCATGGTCACCAATTTGATTTGTTGACAAAATATCCAATAAGTTCATATCTATACAAATTAGGTGATTGGGCTTATGAATGGTTGCTTTCAATAAATGAAGTATTTAACTGGTTTAGAAAAATTTTGGGAATGAAATATTGGTCAATCTCAAAATACATAAAGATAAAAGTAAAGAAGGCAGCTCAGTTCATAGAGAGTTTTGAAGAAGTTATTTGCAAGTATGCAAAGGACAGAGGCTATGATGGTGTTATCTGTGGTCATATACATGATCCAAAAATAACAACTAAAAATGAAACTCTTTACATAAATTGCGGTTGCTGGACAGAGAAAGAAAATTGTTCTTTTGTTTATGAAGATGAAAATGGAGAATTAAAACTTGGAAGAAAAGAAAAGATTTGATCATTGGTATGATCCAATCATACTGTTTTTTTATTTGAGCATATTTGCTTCCATAGTAATTTACTCAGTAATAGTTGGAACCATATACAGTTTTTTTGTAAAAGAGGAAAAAACTGGTTGTAAAAATTGACATTAAATTGATAGGAGGTATAATATGCGTATGGAAAATAAAACTTTTTATGGAATGCCCATTGAGCGTTACAACTGCCTCATGGAAGGAACAGGTCCATGCATTCGTCTTTCTGAAGACGAAATGAAAGAAGGATGGCATTTCTGTAGTGAGTGGGATGATCTTCTCATTCATCCTGACTCTGATGAATTTCATTTTTGTTCATGTTCTCACATGAATAAGTTTAAAACTCCTGAACGAAAGCAAGCATATCAAGAGAGGTGGAACAAGCCAAATGAAATTCTTGATAGACTTTCTGATTTAGATGAAGAATTGGGGTTACACTAATGACATTACCATATGAAGAATACCATAGTTTAGTTGCTACAAAAAACTTTCTTTATGATCTTTTGAATCCTGCTCACACTCCTAAAGTTCCATCAGAAGTGAGGGAACGAGCAGAAAGAGTGTTGAAACATTTTCCAATGCAACACAGACTTAATGAAATTTATAAAGATCATGTTCAATCCAATCAGTCAATTCTTAAAGAATATGAAAATGGTGGAGGGTGGTGGAAAGGAAAAGATGAATAACGAAAGAAAATATTTTACCTATTACGATGCTCTATTTGCATCCGCAATTTTATGTTTTACATTTTTTATGCAGTTGGTAATATTTGAAAGATTGGAAAATAGAGTAAAGGAACTGGAAAAGAAAGTTTTAGTAAATGAGTAAGCCATTTGGTTATTCCTATTATTTGGATATGTATAATTGTCGTGTTGGTGCAGCAGATGATCTAGAATTACATTATCGCTTCCTTGAGCGAGTTGTTGATAAGATCGGTATGACCCGCATGAGTCAGCCTATTGTCATTCACGGCCCTACAAAAGATGGAAAAGAACTTTATCCCGATAAACTTGGTGTCAGTGCTTGGGTTCCTCTGATTGAAAGTGGTATTCAAATACATTCAATCGAACCAAGCCATTTCATTACTCTTGATGTATACTCCTGCAATAAATTTGACAAGATGATTGTTCTTGATTATGCAAGAGAATGCTTTGGCTTTGATCACTATGAAGAACACTTCTTTGTTCGTGGTATGGGGTATGGAAATATTGGATGAATATGGAAACCCGCAACCTTATTGATCACTATAAATATTGGACAGATGACGCGATCAGAGCTGATCTTGAGACTAAGCGCCATAACTTTTCTGTTATCTGCTGCAACATTGGTAACGATTTTAATATTGCAACCATTATACGGAATGCTAATGCGTTTCTGGCGAAAGAAGTAGCAATCTATGGGAATAAGAAATACGATAGGCGAGGGACTGTCGGTACTCATCACTACACAAACTTCCGTCATGTCAAAAGCATTGACAATCTCGGCTCCTACATTGAAGAAATTGTTTCCCAGTATGAAGGCAAGGTTAAACTATTGGGAATTGATAATGTTTGTGAAGCAAAAGATATAAATGCATTTGACTTTGACCCAAATGTGCATTATATTATGATCTTTGGGCAGGAGCAAATTGGTGTTCCAAAAGACGTTCTAGATATGTGTGATGAGATTCTTTTTATAAAAATGTATGGAAGTGTTAGGTCTATAAATGTGGGAACGGCATCAGGAATTCTTATGTATGCTTATTGCTCACAAATTGTTCCTTGACTTTCTCTAAGTCTTCTTAATTTTTGTGCTTCCTTCATTTTAATTTTAGTTTTTTCTGACAATTTTGTTCCCGTTCTTTGTTTATTGTGTGCAATAATTTTATTTAATTCTTCTTCTGAATAAATTCTTTTTTTGGCAGCTTCAGATAATTTTTTCTTTGTTGCTTCAGATCTAGGTCCTATTTTTTTTCCCTTAAAAATTAAAGATAATTTTTTCTTTGTTTCCTCGGAAAGAGGTTTTCCTTTTCTACCCTTAAGACTTTTTGAAATATTTTGTTTATGAGTTTCTGTTAATTTTTTTCCTTTAAAAGATTTAGAAATTTTTAATTTTGTTTCTTCAGAGACTTTACGATTAAGATTTGCTAAACGAATTTTTTCTATAATTTCTTTTGGTCTAGGACCTCTCATTTTTCCCTTTTTGGCCAATGATTGTTTTTTCTTTGTGGTTTCTGATGTTATCGGTGGAGCATCACCACCCAAAGTCAAATTATAACCACCATTATCCCAATCTATAAAAGTTTGGTATTCCCATATAAAAATTGGTTCCATTACCCTTAATGTAAAATTTTTATCATTTGAAGAAAATAATTCTTCTATAACAAATTCATTTTGACCATATTTTTTTATGGCATTAGATAAAGGTGTGTTTAAAATTTTTGTATTATGACAATGTTGTTTCCAGCGTTTTACAATACTTCTAGAAGTATATCCGACATATTTTGGTTTGTCTTTTAATTTGATTAAATAAATATAGTGCATGGAAACATACCTTTCTGTGCAAGTTTGGTAGAAGCCACGAACTTCTACCAAACACCTTTTTAATATTTATATTTGCTTTTTGGTGATAAAGCGATATAATATAAACACTCCCTTGTGAGGTAACGGCAGCCTATTAGACTTTGATTCTAAGTGTAAACGTTCGAATCGTTTCAAGGGAACTATGAAAGATAAACAAATGAAACCAGTCGGCAAATGGATGCTCGCAAAGTCTTTGATTGGCGGTCAAAAGACCACCTCTGCAGGAATCATATACAACGAGAAGTCATCCTCAAAGATCATTCCTGCAAAGGTAGAAGCAGTCGGTAATAAATTGACCGAAGACATTCAGGTCGGTGATGTAATCTGGTGGGATGTCAGCAAGATCAAAGATGGTTACGCTGGTAACCATGTTGTTCATCAAGATTGGGTTTCATTCGTGGAAAGATAATATGGCAAAGAAAAAAATTAAAAAAATCGTCACAAAAACCATTCCTTGGAAGACCACCCCATTCTTCATTGACATGGATGAAAAGCAATTCCAAGAGAGAATTAGTTTCATGCCTGTCAAGATTCTTCTGAACGAGTATGCAAATGCTTGCGAAGAGATTGGCAAGATCATTGCCAAGTTTCCAGACAAGTACTATGACAAGAAAGAATATCTTGACATCTCAGCCCGTGCATACGATATCAAGATGCAAGTGATGAAGAGATTCCATGATCTTGAAGATCATGTTGAAATTATGGATTATTATCGTCACTCAGATTGCTAAAAGAAACAACCCCGCACTTCACGGGGTTGTCGGCCTAAGAATACTCTTCCTAGGGTATTAGTCTTTCTTTTTCTTCTTGGACAACTTACGAAGGGTGAGTGCAAGTCTGGCTCTCTTGCCAGTCTTGCCACTCTTTTGTGCAGCCTTCTCAAGTTTGGATACAGGAATATTCTTCCCTTCCTTGGCCTTGAGAGTCTTGCGGAGTGACCCTTCCTTCTCAATGGCTGCTTGAATCCACTTCTTCTTCTCAAGAAGAACTTCTTCGTTTAAATCAAAATCTTCATCTTCAAAGAGATTGTCGATGATATCATAGGCGATTTCAAGTTCCTCTGTGAGGGCTTGAACGGTGTAGACGAGTTCGTTGAGATGTTTGATATATGGGTCCATTGTTTGCCTTGTACTTTATTTAGTCCCCGGTTCGTCTTGATGGAGATCCCGGAGCACCGTATCCCATTGACTCTGGAGAAATATTAGCACGCACTTTTGCCATATGTTCTTTATATTCCGGAGAAGTCGCAATCTTGATGTAGTTACCAATTGCTTCTGCATCAGCCCCCATTTTGATTAATTCATCAGCGTTATCAAATTTTCCTTGACTAAATGCAGACCAAATTTTTCCAAATTTATATCTATTTGGATTATCTGTATCGTGTAACATTTGTCCATGTCTTCCAATGACAGACATATGTTTTTCAAGTTCTTGATGTAAATTGGCAGACTGTTCATTCAACTTAGTGCGAGGAAACCCACCAAATACCAAATTTTCAGAAAGTTGAACTCGGGTTCCTTGATCTTTGAATGACTTTTTGTTCATAGAGTTCATCTCGTCTAGTTTGTTTAAAACTTTTTCAACCAAATCTGACTTTTCAATCTTGCTTGCCAAGGAGCGAATGCTTGGGCTGTTATTATTTACATTCCCACCGATTCTGTCAAGGGCTTCTTCAATCTTTTCTCCCTTGGCCTTCTTGATGGCACGATCTCTTGAACCTAGGTATTCGTCTTCTGAAGACTCTACCTTTCCGTCTTTGTCATAATCCTTGTCAGCCATCTTTTTCTTCTTGTGGTGCTTCATTTCCTTTTCAAGAAGGTCGATGCGTTGAAGTAGTTGTTCGATTAGATCTCTGTTTAAGTCGCTCATAATATTATTTATTAATTTTTAAGGCTTAGATTTTCATCTTGTGTGCTGAGAATGTAATCATTCACTTTATCCAAATATCCACGATTGCGAAGTTCCTTGAATACTAAATTTTCAACTGAAAATTCGCCTGCCTTCTTTAGACCAGCAGACCTCATTGTACGGAACTTTTCTTTCAATTTTGTGAAAGATTCATCGCTTGCTTTTGAGGAAATCATACCTTCAATTTTATGAATAAGTTCATTGACTTTCAATGAAATTTCAGGATCTTCCAAATTTACTTCTTCTTGCTTGGGTTCCTTGAGCCATTCGTTCTGTGTGAGGCTGTAGGAGCCTTGGTTGGCTGGAACTTGCTCAGAGATGTCTTGGGCATAGATTTCAACATCGTGACTGTAGATCTTTATATCGTGTGAATGTGCCCAAAGTTGCTTCTTGTCTTTTAGGTATTCATCAAGTATTTCTGGGCAGTCTGCAATCTTTGATTTGTCTACGAGAATATGGAGATCTATGTCAGAATACGGTGTATAATTGAAGTTGGCATTTCCCCCAACAACCAATACATCCTCTATGGCTTCTGCTGGAATCTTCGCAAACTTTGCCCACACATCGGCTATTTGAAGAAGTTTGTTTCTGACTTCTTCCTTTAGTTTATTGTTTTCCCAAAGATTTGGATTCAGTTGGTCGTGGTATTGTAGAGTGAGTTGAGAAGTTTCTTCAAGAAACTCTTTCAGTGACTTTCTCTTCTTTTGAGAGATATGAATGGCAGTCAATTGCTTCTCTGCTTGTTGTTTGGTTTCATGAGTTCCAAGGACTTTTTCTCCTTCGGAATCCATTACAATGAACTTATTACCTCTTTTGACGATCATGAAGATATTTATTCATTACCATTAATTAAAATTCAGAAAACATTTTACACATTTTTGGCTCATTAGTCATATTTGGTATAATTGTTTTTGAACCACCCTTTGGGGGAGATGTTGCTGTACTTCTATAAGCAACAACTTCGTAAGTATAAGTAAGTCCTTTTGTGATTCCAGTATCAATGTATCCGCGCTCGTCACCACCCAAGACAGTCAAGCCAGTCAAAGGACTGTTTCCTCTGAAAAGTTGGAATCCTTCTGGATCTTGTGTAATTCCCCAATTCAAAACAAATGCATCTTCGCCAAATTGATTGACATCAAATGATGCTATTTCCAAAGGAGTTGACCTTAATATTGGGCCTACTAAATTTGAAAATCCAAAACTATTGAAAGAACGGATTATAAACCCAAAAGAAAATCCAGATGTCAGTCCTCCAAATACATAGGAGGTTGTTCCTGTTCCAATATTTGCGGAAACTGTTGCCCCGAAAGTGTATGTATTTCCGTCAAAGTATATGGATGACATTTTTATTTCTTAATCAGGGAGAACTAGTTATAGAAATACCTGCTAAAGTTGGCCCAGTAGTTGAAACCCAAGTTCCTACAATGTTGTTGTTTGCAACAGACAAAGTTTGACCATTGACGAATGTGGTATTTCCGGGATTGGTGGTGATTCTCCACCACCATGTGATTCCATTGGGTCCGGGAGCACCAGAGGCAACATAAGGAGCAAGCCAACTTATTCTGCTTACATCAGCAGTTGTTAAGGTGAATCCTCCAGTTTTTTCATGAACTTCACCAACAGTATCATCTAACAATTGCATTTCTTTTATGAAACCAGTTGCTCCTTGATTATTATAAAACTTTAGTAAATATTTAGTACTATTTCCATCAGGAACAACACTTCTGTCTGTAAATGAAAATGCATTGAAATACAAAAGTGTTTTGGTTCCTGTAAGCATCAAATGGCGTACCATTTCATAGTAATATGCAGAATTTCCACCAGCAACTGTAAATGTAACTCCATCATGAGGGTTGTACCCAACCACAGTATCAGAAAAACCAATGTTTGGGCGTTCAGCGGTAGTTCCATAATTATTGCTACTCCACTTGACATTTCCAATCCAAGGAGTAATTGGAAGATTTGGCGTTGCTCTTTTTGAACTTCTGACCATTTGCAATCCCATGGCAAAACTAGTCCACGCATTTCTGGGTGGTCTAGTGTCTCCTTCTACTAATCTCCACTGTGGGGAGCCAGGTAAACCTCCCGGAGTGCTTGGTTCTGGAGCAAAATAAATATAAGATGGATTTGAACCACAGATTCCCCATAAACCTCCAGCAATACCACCCAAAATACCATACAATTGTGGTGCCGCAGCATTTCCAAAATTATATTTCCAATACTGTGGGTGACCATTTGTATCAGGAGGACCATCAATGGGTCCACCATCGGTTATGTATGACCATTCATATTCGGATAATGTAGCATTAGGATATTTGATTAAAGTTTGTTCGTATACATCATTTAAAGCCCGCAGTTCATGAGCACGGTATATACCATTCCAAACGACATAATCATATCCAGCATATATATTACCGGAATCACGGGTAACGTTCGCTATCGTAGCCCCCTCTGAAGCCATCCAATCATACCATGATGTTAATCCTTTATAAGATTGATAATATCTTGGATCAGTTACAATCGTAGCAGTTAAACCATCTGGAAAAGTAGCAAATGAATCATAACCACCAAACATTTCTGCATTGTTGACCAAATAATCAAATGTGGCTCCCGTTGCAGAGAATACATCCAAAATGGAATTCCACAAAGCTTTTGCATAAGAAACACCAGCATTAGGCCAAATTCCGGGGAATAGAGTACTGGTTTCTATTGTATCGTAATAATTAATATTATATGTGTATGTTATTCCAGAATCAAGATTTAAAACATCAGCATAATTAAAAAATAATCCAGAAGTATAAAAATAAACCGGAAGGATAGCTCTTTTTCCTGGTGGAAGTTGCTTTAATAAATTTGCAATTCTTGCAATCTCTGTGTTTTGGGCTATTCCTTCAGCAAATCCTAATTGATTTCCTTCAAAACTTTGCATATCTGCGGTTGGACGCATACTTGGAACCATGTAAGTCAACCCATATGAATCACCAAAGGAAAGAAGTTTAGAATCATCAGCACACAAACCCTCCCAGTTTGCTATAAATTTGGTTGATTTAAATTGTGTTGCAATAGATCCAACTTCCAATTGCGGTCCACCAAAATAAGCAGTTCCTCCGGTGATCTCTACAGCAACAACAGCGAAAGCAGAAAATATTCCCCAAGTTTGTCCGGGGTTTGTTACGAATTGCGCTGCAAATCTTTGCCATCCACTTGTTCCAGTTGGATAAGTAGCATAACGAATGCTAGTTTCAGAATAAGATTCATTCAAAGCAAAATTACCTTGATCCACAGGTTCTATTTGACGAATATAAGTTGTCAATCCAGGTGCATGACCTATTCTAAATAGCAGATATTCAAATGTATGACCACTTATGTTGTGATAAAATGAATATGTATAAGTTGTTCCCGGTTGTAGGTTGTCAATCTTTCGACTAATTGTAATTAAATTTCCTCCGGGACTATTTGGAATAACTAATGACGAAACACTTATTTCTTCGTCTGGTGGGGCCAATTCAACGCTTTGATTATTAAAAGGTGGAAAAGCACTTCCACTCTGAAAGTTCCAAATAGGTCTGGTCAATTTATTACTCAAAGGAAACAAATTTACAGCATCTGTAGAAATTATTTGTTTTGGAATGGTTGTATCTGCCGTAAATCCATATTCCGCTTCGCTAAAGACACTAAATATAGGATTATATGGAAACGCAAATGGTACTATATTAATAGAACTTCTCAGTTCGGGTTGTATGTATACAACAATTGGTCCCGCCCAACCAGAATAACCGGATAAATCATTAAAAGCAATCACAGAAAAATAATAACTAATACCAGGATTTATTCCAGTAATATTTGTAATAACTTCACCAGTAGTAATTGTACCCGGAAGAGTAGCACCTAAAGTAAATGTATTTCCATCAATATCAATTTGATCAGATAATATGGGATTTAGATTAGGCATTTTATTACTTTAATATTTATGATTATTGAATTTGTATTTGTATTCCTGCCAAAGTAGGTCCTGTCGTAGAAACCCAAGTTCCGACAATATTATTGTTTGCAACGGACAAAGTTTGACCATTCACAAAAGTAGTGTTTCCGGGATTTGTTGTGATTCTCCACCACCATGTGATTCCATTTGGACCCGGAGCACCAGAGGCGACATACGGAGCAAGCCAACTGATTCGGCTGGCATCAGCAGTTGTGAGTGTAAAGCCCCCAATTTTGTTATTAATTTCTTTCAAGGTTTCGTTGAATAGGTAAATATCATCAACATACGTGGTTAAACCTCTGGCCCAATAATTTCTATCGTTTATTGGTACTCCGTTTTCAACTTTGTTGAAAGACGCAGGATTAAAATAACCTATTGATTGAACACCATGCAAACAAACATGTTTTACTAATTCATAATAATAAGCGGAATTCCCATCTCCCCCCAACGTATAACCATATACATCATAATATCCAGCCTTTGCATCAACCAAACCTATTGTTGGTCCTACTCTTGAATCATTATAAACCGGAATTCCAGCATCTTTGACTGAAGTTATCCAAGGAGTGATGGGAATATTTGGACCACCTCTTTTAGCACTTCTTAAGGTTTGCATTGCCTGAATAAAACTTGTCCAAGGACCCTTCGCCAACGTTGCTCCTACGGCACCCGAAACTGCTAATATTAGAAAGGTTGGATCATTTGGATTTACAACAACATTGCCCGGAGAAACAGTATTGTCAATTTGATTTATTTCACCGTATAACAATGGGGATGCTGCATTACCAACAATGGAAGTTGGCCAATGCGGATGGCCATTCACATCGGGAGCACCATAAGTTGGTCCACCATCAGAAACATAATAATTATAATTTGATACAATTGATTTTGGATATCTTTGGAGAGTTGGATTTCCAAACATTTCATTGTTTACCAAAGTTTGATACAATAAAGTTATATTATTCCAAACAACATAGGCGACTTTATCATTTGACTGATATGAGGCGGGGCCCAAAATATTTTGGACTGTCACACCATATACATTCATCAAATCATTCCAAGAAGAAAGTCCTCTCCAAGAATTATAGTATCTCATGTCATTTACATAAGATGTGGTGGCTCCCTCAATTGCTGTAATACTAAAATTGGTTGGGAATCCTGATTCATTGTCACCAAAAACATAATCCAAAGTAATGCCTGTGGAACCAAAAATATTTAATAATTCATTATAAAATTGAGAACCAGCAGAAAGTCCAAAATCACTCCAAGGACTTGGATAATAATTGGGTTCATTTATGTTTGGGAAAGGAAAAGTATTTCCCCAATAATTTCTTGATGGTGCCCCGGCAACAGATACTCTATCACCCACCAAACTATACCAATCTTCTCTATTCATTATAGTTGGTTGAAATGCTCTTTTTCCAATTGGTAATGATTGAAATTGTCCTAGAACTCTTTGAAGTTGATCTGTTCTTGTCCATCCCGCCAATTGATCAATGTTAGATGCATTGAAACTAACAAAAGGCCAAACATAAGTAATTCCATTATTAGGGCCATAATTCAACCAAGCATCTTGATTGTAAGTATATGTTGCCATGGTAGCACCATAACTTCCACCTCGCAATTCAGTATAGCCAAAACTTCTAGAATATTCTGTTGCGGTTGAACCTTCTTCTAATTGAACACCCCAAATATAAAAAGTTGCACCAACATCTTGTGGTTCACTATTATTTCTACTTAATGCGTATAAATCTATAGCGGTTTGATACGGTCCTGTTGTATAAGTTATTGCATATCTTTGCCAACCACTTCCAGTATATGTTATCGCTGGTTCAATATTGTCTATTGGAGTAGTTCCGGTAACATTTCTAAATCTAAAACTTCCACCAGTGGATCCTAGAGTAATGTTTCTATAATAAGAAAAAGTATATGTTGTTCCCGGTTTTAAGTCAAATTGTTCTTGCCTCAATGCTGAATAAACTAAGCCAGGAGTACCACCGGGTGAGTAAAATAAAGTTGCTGTTTGTGTATCATCTGGAGCTGTATTGTCAGTTGAAACAACAGATAAATTTTGTAAAGCCCAACCATTAGAAGAATCAAAATCTTGACTATATGCTATTAAATTTTTGTTATTATCAGATTTTATCCATGAATTTCCAGACCATACCCAAGGAAATGGCCAATTCCAACTAAATGCATTAATAGCAGGTCTAATTTCTGGTTGTGTAAACACAACAATTGGACCAGCCCAACCAGAATAACCAGAGATATCGCTAAAAGCAACTACAGCAAAATAATATGTAGTTCCAACTTTTAATCCAGAAATATTAGAATTTAAAATACCAGTTGTGGGGGTTCCGGGAAGAGTAAGACCCCGTGTTAATGTTATACCATTAATGTTTATTTTATCTGAGGGATCGGGATTTAAAGTAGGCATTTTAATTAAGTTCTATAATAAATTTTGAATTCAGTTTCATTGATAGAATTATCATTCCATGCTAAGGTTACGCCATTGATTCCTGTATCAATCAAAGTCAAACCAGAAGGGGTTGCTGGTACAGGAACAGTTTCCTCAGCATAATAAATTTTGAATTCTGTTTCTGTAGTGGAATTATCCTGCCAAGATAGAGTTACATCATCTATTCCAATGTTTGTTGCAGTCAATCCGGTGGGTGCCTCTGGTGGTCCCGGAATAACCGAAGGAAGGGCAATTGCCCCACCATCCGTATCTGATTCCGATGTAAATGACCCAACTTCCTCAAGTTGTGCCATCTCCATGAATGCCGTGGCTTGCTCAATGGAAATTGCATGTCCGTGTTGATTTACGAACATGTTCAATTCTTGATTGAAGGCATACACCAAACCATTGTAATTAAACTGTTGTGGTAGCGAACCAACACTTTGCTTGGCTTCCAAAAGAACCTTATTTTGATTTTTTGATAGAGTATTGTAATCAAAAATTTTGGCAATTGCTTTGGTCAAGGAATCATTCTTTGAATTTCTCGGATTATTCAAAGATTCGACAAAATATGAGAACTTTTCCTTTCTTTTCTTCTCGGTATATTGAGAACTATAAAAATACACAGGTGTTCGATCATCGGACTTTACGGGTCTGTTAAAGTTGTCGATGAATGATTGATTGGGGTGTTTCATGGATTGCTTGACCGAGGAAAACGACAGGCTATACTATTTAGGTATGACCAACAGAGAATTGGAAGAGTTGATTTATGAGTATGGAGAGACACTGAAGCATATCGGTAGGTGTGAAACCGATGGCAAGACAGGCATGAAAGAGTATAATAAGTTGATTTCCCAGAAGGAAAAGATTGTCGAAAAGTTTGACAAATATTTCAAGAATGACTCAAAACTCAAGAAGGCATTGAATCTTTAAATGGTGTCACCAAAAGTGGCTTTGATAATCTTTTCAACCTGGTCTGGAGAATATTTACGCAACTTTTCCATGAGTTGCTTTCTCATTTCCCTGTTCCATTGGTTCAAACCAACTTTACTGACATTCGTACCAAGTCCGGGAGTAACGGCTTGTTGAACGTTGTAGACATTTCCTTCACTTAGTTTGCTCATGTAAATATTTAGTAGCGTATATGATGTAACGGTAGCATGCCAGATTTCCATTCTGGCCGTCTGGGTTCAAATCCCTGTATACGCATTTATGCCAAGAATTAGAAAAACATCAACACAGCCCAAGCGTAAGCCCAAGAAGCCTATAAAGATTGAAAAACCAGTATATCCGGAGTATATTGAAACTTTTATCCAGGAAGTTGAGTCCAAGACTCCCTTTACGGTAAAAGTAGATCAATATACGAAAGATAAAGCATATCACATTGGGGTCAATCAAAAAATTGGCAGAGTTTTCCGGTGTGTTTGGATGGTAGGTTTTGTCATGGGACCTGAACATCTGCAGTCATTTTGGACATCTTTGCCCATGCAAGATGTGACGGATAAACGAGTCTAAATATTTGTAACATGTACGACAAATACTCACAAGCAACACCAATTACACAAAGTTCTGCTAAATTGGCTACCCACAAAGGACTATTGATTGTTCCTGTTGGTGGGTCAACTCCGGTTTTAAATGCTTGGGCATATAATGATTCTGGAGCAACATTCAATCTAGGTTTAACATTTGCACCAGCATCAGCACAGGGCACTCAAATTTTTCCAATGAGTGTTTATGCAGTGACTTCAATTTCTGGTTGCTGTGCATATAGACTTAATTGATTTATGTCCCGAGAACTCCGGTGTCTTGTGACCAATAAACTACTAGAACCCGGAGAGTGGTATTGGTATTCATGGGAACTTGAAGCGCCCATTTCCGCACCGGGAATGGCTGAAATAGAAAATCGTCGCCATCATAGGGGCGACGATTTTGCTAAACTACTTTGGGAAGAATGGGAATGGACCCGAGAAATCGGTAATCCCGACGCTTAATCTTTCAAGAATCTATTGATCTTATCATTAACTGATTCCATGGGCATGTGCATACGATGACCCTCTGGAGTAATTACTTCTTCAAATCTTTCAGGGGCTTCTTCTTCGCGTTCTGCCTTTTTTGATGCCTTATAATCTTCAATTCTCTTTTTGACTGCAGACTTTACGCTCTTTGGCAACATACCCTTTTTTCTAGCTTCTTCTGCGGTTTCTCTTCCTGCTTGCACTGCTCCAGCAAAATCTGCTGCCTTTTGTGTTAGATGGCCATGTCGTGCTTGATTGTGGGCACGAACTGCTGCTTCTGCTTCTGCAGCACTCTTATACATTGGTTCGGGGTGCTGAGTAGTTACTGGAGTTGCAGGAACATTAAAGGTTGGAAGTTTACCAGAATCAGGATCAGCGATGTCTGGAATGTGATCGGCATCTTCATCTTCTCCTGCCTCTGCTGCGACATAATCAGCGTCACCACCAGCAGCCAATTCTCTGGCACTCAATGCTTTTCTTTCACCTCTTGACCGAATTTCAGCATCAATTTGAGCCTTTGCAGCAAGATCCATACCAGCTTCCATTTTCCCTCTCTTTGCCTCTGTAATCATCTCTACACCTTTGGCTTGAGATTCCATGGCGGCTTGCTTGAGGGAATGAATCCAACTATAATAACCTTTATTGTTCTTCATAAAATTATTTAGATTTGACATTCGTTGACCGTGATATATAATATTGTTATGAGTTCAGGAAAAGGGGATTCTTATCGGCCAGTAAACTACAAAATTTACTGTGAAAATTGGGAGAAAATTTTTGGATGTCAGACGAACAAACGATCAAAAAGCTCAAAGAAAAAGTCCAAGAACTCCAAAAAGTAAATCGTGAAATAACTGTTGCTGCTGGAAAATTAGCAGCAGAAAACATGGATTTAAAGAAAAAACTTGACAAGAAGAAGAGAAAGTGATATACTATAACTATGCCTAATTCAAAGCAACGCATTACTAATCGTAAGCACAAGAGAAGCCATGAACTTCGTAAGCGTAAGAGGGCTACTAGCCTGATGAACGCCAAGGTTGGAACACTCCGAGAGCTTGACCGGATTGGCCAACTTCCTAAGTCTGTCAAGCAAGAGAGATTGCCGAATGGCTAATTCCACACAGATGTCCATTGAGGACATTCGCAAGAAGTTTGATAAGATTGATTGTTTCTTCACCTATTATGATGGTGAGAAGGCCACCTTTGATTTCTATGGCTCTGACATGAATGGCTATGAAGTCAGGATTTCCTTGGGTGGTTGTCCTGCTTGGATCAAGAATTTTTCTTTTGGTTCAAAGGATGGCCTAAATATCAGTGATGCACTGACTCGTCATGTGCGTTATCTTTCCGTGACTGACAATCATGGAAAAGTTCTTTACGAGCAGTTCTTTGATGTCGCCTGAAAGGAAACTATGAATAACTCAGACCATAACGATTTTGACCAATGGCAAAATGGAGATAATGACTCCAACAACCCAAACAATTATCCTCCATTCAACTACTGGAAACTTCCAAACAATTCCAAGTATTTTGAATCATTCCAAAAGATGTGGGAGAACATGTACAAAGGCGATGGAATGGATGATTTGGCAAATTACTTGAATATAAATGAATTGTTGAAAGAACAAGCAAGACAACAGAACATTAAGAAGCCGAATCGCAAGAACAACAGAAAGTCTACAGTGGTTAATTTTACACAAGATGAATACATGAAGTTGATTGAAATTCGTGGCTATCTTGCAATTACTGAACAGTACGCACACGTGAAAGCATTAGATAAAGTCTTGAATCAGATTCAAATGATTCCATTTCCTCCAAATCAAAAGGATTAAAAATGAGTTCATATAAGCCCGGTGAAGGTTATGATAAAGGTTTTGGTTGTCGTATGAATGGTGGTGAACTTCCAAATCAAGCAGTCTTTTCAATTGATCCTTATTGGAAGGAGTACAAGACTGGCTGGGAAGATGCCGATACGAAGATCATCAACGAGGCCAGAGAAAGAAATTCTTGCACAAAGCCAAAGTGCTGCAAGAAGAAAAACTTTATTCAGGACTGATCAGTCCATAAAATTTTTGGCAGGATAGTTTATCCAGTGAAGTTCATTTTCTCCGTTCAACGGATTTAATGACTTCACTGCTATCTTTCCAGACTTGTTTCTTCTCTGAAACCGCTGCAAATAAGTCTTGTTTTCGCTATCTGGAACATCTTTCCAAGATTTGGCTGCTTTTAATTGAATAAATTCTTCAGGACATACTTCAAAAACTTCGCAGTTGTCAAAATATTTTGGCATCTTTCTTCTTTGAAGAGGCATACCAAGTTTGGGATCAAACCCAGAGATTCCGCCTTGATTGATGTTTCCACCTTCGGCAGGAACACCCAATGCCCCAGCCCCTCCACCTGTTGCCATGTCTTCAAGAAGTTCCAAATAACTCACTTCACCGTTTGAATTTTGTGTTATGATTCCTTCCACCAAGCAGTGAAATTGTTCTTGTGTGATTTCAAACTTTTCAACTTCTTCAGAGAACATTTGAAGAGTTGACATATAGTTGCCAAGTCTTGCCCTAGTCATTCCATATGGTAATTGGTCAAAGATTTTCTTTAATTTGATGACAAGATATTCAAAGGGATCAATGCTGCTTTCTGGCTTAAGGACATTTCCCTGTGCATCAATGATGCCTGCGGAATAAGCAGTCAAAGCAGTGTAAGGACCGCTGAGGGCGTCAGCCAACTTGTAGAAATAAAAGGTAGGAACCAGATTTCCGGGATGCATCTAAAATATTTAGTTTTCTGTTTGAGAGAGTTTTCTGTCAACTCTGGGATCTGTGTTCAAATCTGTATATCTGACTTCCGGTGAATTTTTGATGTCAAATTCCAAAAATACAGTGAAAGATTTGAGATATGAATGAAGTCTGGGTTCTAACTTGAAAAATAAAATTCGGGAACAATTTTGGTCCCCGAATACATTTCTTAAAATTATTAGGTGGTTTATTATTAAGCGTTCACGGATTGACTTTAAGGTCTTGTGTTTGTGAATCTTTTGCAATAATCTCTTTATGTACTTGACTCTTTTTAAGTCATCAACGAACTCATTCTTGCCAGAACACTCTGGATTAAAATAATATCTCTGACAGAATTCAACAAAATTTTCTTCTGTCAGAGAGTTTATTTTTTCTTGCATCAATGAGTTAGTGTTGGCATCCACAGTCAGAATCCGCCATGTCACTGTTGTACGAAGAAGAAGCGGCTGGAACAATCATCATTCCGACTTTACGGAGACCGTTGGGCATCTTTTGGACGGATACTACGAGGTTCAATGAGTGACCAAGTTTTTCCTTGATCCCATCACCTTGCTTGAATCCTGTCTTGTTGATGTCATCGTATGGATTTTGTCCATAGACACCGAGTTGTGGGCTTCCGTATTGGACCAGTTCATATACATTTTCACCGTCGTTTACTCGTCCACTGCAAGAGAAATCAAGGCCAAAGTGATTTAACTTTTGTTTTACAATCCCTGTAAGACCATCCGGGTCGATGTAATCTCTGTTTGAGAATGTATGAAGCAATGCATTGATTGCATCAATAGAACGAGGAAGTTTTAGATTGAAAGTTCCCTTGTCTGTAAGAGCTGAAACTTTTCCTGCTCCTTGGGGATCTCCAATATAGAGACCGCCACCCTCTGTGTGTTCAGGTGCATTTTCGACCAATGTGTTGATTTTTGAAAGTAATTGTTTAAATTTCATGGCTTCTCTTCTATTTAGATTAATTTTTACTGTTTCTATTCTTTATCAACCCAAACAGATCTGGATTGTAAATTTTGTTTTTCATGTTGTGCAAAGCGTACTCAGCAATGTCTTCTGTCAATTTTTTCCACTTTCCACCCTTGCTCTTATAGCACTTTGCAGCCCAAGCATTGGCGTATGCGCTAGGATAGACATCAAATTTTTGTTTTGCTTGTGCAATACATGATGACCATTTCTTTGGATTCTTTGGCTTATTCTTGGCTTCTTCAAGAACTTCCGATTCCTTCAACATGGATGAAACGGATTGGGAACTCCAAGTCTTGCAGGCCCAATAACGAGCCTTCCAGCGAGGACCGGGATTGGCGCAATTATGGCGAGCACGGAAGTTCTTTCTCCGTGCAGGATCATCTCTCTTGATTTC